TCTGGTCATAAGTTCTCATTACGGTCCTGTGTTGGCAGGGATCCACACTGTTGGATCGCAGGGTGTAGCAGGATCTGTTACAATTCTCCAATCGGATGTAGAGAATCTGGCTTTTGAAGCTGAAATCCAATCTGGGAGCATCAAATTGTCAGCGCAAGGGTTGGATGTAGGTTTGGGCCCGTTGCATACGAAAAGTGTGTTTCGTTACATAGAGAAAGGAAATGCCCAAGTGTTTGGATCCCTGACTAATACTAATCGAAGTTCAAAATCTAGTGATGTAGTGAAAACTATATTCTATGATGATGTACGGAAATTGGGTTATGAGGATAAATGTCGTGGTCCTCCTTTGTCAGGTTGGGTCCCGTGGAGGCACGCTGCCCTTGAGATGGTTGACATAGCGAATGATTTCAATGCCACCATTGTTGATACTGTCAAACAACAATTCTCTAAGGAGATTTTGGCGCACTTGAAGGGTTTACCAGAAGCAGAAGTCAATCTTGATGATGTATTTCCATATGGACTTGATGTAGCACTGAACGGGATGCCAGGTGTCGCGTTTGTAGATAAATTGAATCGCAAAACTAGTGCTGGTTTTCCATGGAAAACTTCAAAGAAGAAATTTCTGGTACCCCGAGATTGTGAAACACACCCGGATTGCATAGGTCTCACGCACGAATTGAACGATCGTGTATGGACCATTGTAGGGAAGTATAGGCTTGGTGAGCGTCATCATCCTGTGTTCTGTGGTAATCTCAAAGATGAACCTCTCCCTTTGGAAAAATGTGAAGCCGGTAAAACACGTGTTTTCGCCGGAGCTCCAGTCGATTGGACGATAGTTGTGCGGATCTATTACTTGTCATTAATCCGTTTGATTCAAAACCATCAACACTTTTTTGAGTGTAGTGTTGGCATAGCAGCCCAGACACGTGCCTGGAATGATTTGCGCAAATACTTGACTCAATTTGGTGAGGATAGGATATTCGCCGGAGACTATTCCAAATATGACAAGAAAATGTCTCCCACATTCATCTTAGCCGCTTTTGAAATTTTGATTGACATAGCGAAAGCTAGTGGCAAGTATGATGAGGGTGACTTGCGAGTGATGTGGGGCATAGCGTATGACACGGCTTTTCCTGTAATGGATTTTAATGGCGATCTAGTTGAATTTTTTGGATCAAATCCATCGGGACACCCTCTCACCGTGATCATCAATAGCCTAGTGAACAGCTTGTACATGCGGTATTGTTACTATGTACAAAACCCCAAGAAAGAAGTGGAGAGCTTCAAGAAAAATGTCGCTCTAATGACATATGGTGATGATAATGTTGCTGGGGTGAATCGCGAATGTGATTTTTTCAATCACACCGTGGTACAGAACACATTGGCGCGTGTAGGGGTGAAATACACCATGGCTGACAAAGAGTCTCAATCTGTGCCATTCATCCACATTAATGATGTGGAGTTCCTGAAAAGGAAATGGCGTTGGGAGGCGGAACTTGAAAGTTACGTATGCCCTTTGGCTGAGGCTTCCATCCACAAAATGCTGACTCGTACAGTTAAGTCCAAGGTTGTTTCAGATAGAATGCAAGCTGCATCCATTTTGGACACAGCCTGTCGCGAGTACTTCTGGTACGGGCGTGAAGTCTTTGAACAAAAACGCAAGGAGTTCATGGACATATACGCTAACCACAGGTTGGAGATATATGGATGGGAAGGAATCTTTCCAGATTGGGTGACTCTGTGTCGCCAATATCTTGAAAGTTCGAATTGGTCTTTGGCTAGAGATCAAGAGGAAATTCCTCAAACCGAAATAGCTGACTTTTGAGTAGTTACTGCACACCATTGAGGGTAGTTACCTCATGGTGTGAGGATGGACTCTTTAGTCTTCACCCTTGCGGCGAACCCGCGTGCGCTTTTTAGCGTAGAGTCTAAGGGTGACTCAAAGAATAACTTGCTCTGGGGTGCATAATCGTAACCCCCAGTTAAGACATGACGATTGCTTCAATTCAAAACGTTTCAGACAATGAAGGTGAACACATCCACCGTAGCGATCAAGCTAAAAATGATGTGTACCAAAATCTCACGTTTCATGACTCAGTGGGCGGAGAGACTGTGGATTATGGTGATCAGGATAATTGGGTTGCTAAGGCAGACGGTACGCCAAGTATTGAATTGGGCAGATTTCTATCTCGTCCTACGCGAATTGCTAATTTTTCTTGGTCTAGTGCGAATACCGCTGGGAGTGTCATTAATGATATTAATCCTTGGTTCCTTTTCCTAAACAACACAGTCATCAAACGGAAGATTGAGAACTTTGCGTTTATACGCGGGGATCTCCATGTGAAGGTGAATATCAATGCGTCCCCATTTTATTATGGGTTGGCTAGGACTTACTATAGTCCTTTAGAAGGAGTGACGAATTTTGAGCGCATTGATTACACTAACGCAACCGCTGATATGAAATCCATGTTGGCATCTCAGTTTCCTGGAGTGTACATTTTGCCACACGCAAACGTGGGAGGTGAGATCAAGGCACCATTCTTTTACCCTCAAAATTGGCTGCAATTGAATTCTGCAAGTGACCTAAACAACATGGGACGCTTGCGGACAATGGTTATGCGGGTACTTGATACAGCCAATGGGGTTGCTTCACCTGCCATTTCAGTACAAATTTTCGCTTGGATGGACAATGTGGAATTGATGGGACCCACAATCTCACCAGTACTGCAATCCGGAGCTAAAGATGAGTTCGTTGGACATGGGCAAGTGTCTGCCCCAGCTTCCGCCATTTCAAAGATGGCTAGCAAGATGACAGACATTCCAGTAATTGGTCGCTTTGCCAAAGCAACTTCCATAGGTGCTTCCGCAATTGGACAGATAGCTTCTTTGTGGGGATATACAAACACTCCTGTAATTGATGATGTTCATTCATTTACTCCGCGAACATTGCCTGCTTTAGCATCATCGGAGATAGGAGTTGCACTGGAAAAGTTCTCTTTAGATCCCAAACAAGAGTTGTCCATAGACCCTTCGCTTCATGGGTTGCCAACAGATGATGAACTGGCAATGTCTTATCTGTTGACTAAGGAGTCACTATTATTTGTGGCGCCATGGTCAACATCAGCTTCGCCAGACGATCTCCTGTTCAATTGTCGTGTTGAACCATCTCTTGGTAGGAACACAGTCATCACACCCTCAGGTTTGCCTGCTCAGAGATTGTCTGTGAACACGGTGCAGGGATATGTTGCTGGATTATTCCAGTATTGGAGAGGTGACTTGATCTTTAGGGTGCAGATTATTGGAACGAAGTTCCACAAAGGGCGTTTACGCATTTCATATGACCCAGTTGGTGAAATAGGATCCAATGCTGATTCGATCAACGCTGTGTTCACACACATTGTAGATATAGGTGAGGAGAATAATATCGAATTTAGGATTCCTTGGCACCAGGCTAGGGCGTGGAAAGAGTCTAGGAATTTGCTTCAAGTAGCTACCGATGGTTCTATATCCACGGCTTCTCTGAGTCAATCATCAGCGTACACGAATGGTTTATTCACTATTCGTGTCATGAACGCTCTCACAGCTCCAACTACCTCCAGTTCTATCGGTATAGCAGTGTACATGCGTGGAGGTGAAAATTTGGAGTACGCTGTGCCCCTGGATCTAACTCGCCAAAATACAGATGATGAAATGTTGTCTTTCAAGGGAGTCCAATCAGGTACGAAATCAGGATCGATTGACACGATGCAGAATGAAGTCACTCACGTGGTTGTTGGAGATCCACGAGCTGCGCCACATGATAAACGCTATTTGCAAAATTTTGGCGAGATCATACCATCATTAAGGAAGTTGCTCCGGCGATCTTCGCTTTTGGAGTATATAGTACTTGACGATGTGTCGACGCCTTCCATTGGATTTTGGCGGCAGACGTGGCCTTTGACAACACCAGTTCCCGGACAATTTTCAGATGGCATCCACGCTAGTGCATCTTATGGAAATTTCAATTATGTGCCTATGCATCCAATCACTTTTGTGAGATATATGTATGCGGCTTGGCGAGGAGGTATGCGGTACCATATACAATTGGGACCTGGTCCTCTGGCCAACATGGACGATGTGACAGCATTAAGGATTTCTACTGATGTTACTCCGGCGAACAGAGCTGGTGGTGCTCTCACCACTACGCTCACTGACAGATCGGGTCGTGCCTCGTTCTTGATGAGAAATGCACCTTTGGGTGCCGGTGCTAGTGCTGTAACAGCGACTCGCACACAGACGGGCCTCTCTTTCGAGGCCCCGTATTATTCGGCCTATAATTTCAGCATGAATACGTTGACAAACAACACTACCGGTCCGAATACTCTGAGTTACGATTCCTCCAACATCTTTGGGATTTATTCCTTCGTTGATGGAACAAATTCAGGGGCTACGAATTTATCACAGGTTTCTGTGAAAAAATTTGCATCCATTGCCCCTGATTGGAATGTACACTTTTTTGTGGCAACGCCCACGCTTTACTTTTACACAATGCCAACCCCAGCTGGGTAGGTATTCAGTGTGAAAGACAGACACATGCGCGATGTGTGTCGGCCTTATGGATGGGTTTTAAACGATGTGAGTTTACTCTTGTGAACTTG